CTCCACTTAATTTTCCACCCTTAACTAGAGCCCCATTCAAAGCTCTTTTAACTTTGTCCTCGTTAACGAGGTCGAAGTTTCTTATTTTCATAAAACTTGTCTGTTAATTGCGTTGTTTTGCGCAAAATTATTAGATGCTTGATTTTGTTTTATTGCACCACCTGCTTCTGGTAACCCAGGAATTTGTTGACTTTGTTCTTTCATCAATTCTTCGCCCTCACTATTAAAGTAAGAATATAGTAATTTACGTGTTAAGCTCTCTTGGTCAACAAAAGGGTCATTTGCTAATTGTTGTTTAAGTACCAACAATAGTGGTTGCCAATATTCATTGGACTTTGTAAACATTTCTTCAACATCGACCTTTGTCAAATAATTGAACTTTGCAAATAAATCAGGATTAACTAACTTAATTGATTTTGTTTCATTTGGGTATCCACTTTCTTCTAACAATTCAAGGTCTTTTCCTCTTTTCTCGTCTTCTGTTAATTCAAGACCAATAAGACTTTCATCAAATTTAACAAGTCTATCTCCCATTTTGCCACCACTTTTTTTATCCGATAATAGGAATGTCTTATATTTCATTTTCATTCTTCCTCCAACTAATTCGTCAAGTTGTGGCACAGTTATATGATTTAATGCAATATCTTTCATTAAGTCACCAAATAGAACCACAGACTCTGCAAGACTCTTGCCAACTCCACCTATCAATTTTTTAGCATTAGTCTGTGCTTGAGCCACACTATATGCTTTCTGGCTTGCTTCTGGTAGTTTACCAGACATTGTTTCGTTGATTGAGCCGTCTATCATTGATTTCTCTACTTCACGCAAAACATTAAAGCCTTGCATAGTATTTGATTGTGGCAGAAGTGGTGTTATTTTTGCGTCCTTGTCTTCCAGTGCTACAACAGAATTAGGGAATATAACATTAGATGTTATGCTTTCCCCCCCACTTATAGCTATCGGCATTTCGTTTTCTAAAACTGCTCTATTATAAACAATCTCACTCATTGCGTCGTAAGCCATGTTGTCCCAACCAAGGATATTCATCATCGACTTATAATAAAAGAAATGTTCGCCAATACGTGAATAACCAAAAGGAATTACATTATATTTGGGTCTGTTTTTGTTGTCTCTGTGCTTGACAGGGTTAGCTTCTGTGTCATCATCACCAAGATATATTCCGTTGACGAAAGGAACTTCAAAATCTTCACGCCTGTGAAACCAAATTTCTTCCGCTACTAGGTTAGGATGTTCTTCATCTTTGATGTCGTAAAATAATCCATCTTCTTCTGAATATATTGATTTGATTCCTTTTTGAACGTACACCCAATTCTTATGTTCGCCGTACAGGGCTTCCATGTCTGAATATTCAACATACCTGCGCTTAATTATTGCGTCTTGTTGTTGGATGTTCCTTACGTAAGCATTAGATATTAGAACTTGACTCACAGACCATACAGGAGCTCTGAAACCAGATAATACCTCATCCAATACTTCTTTATATTTAAACTTGCCTTCTGATGTCTTTTCTTTTATTTTTTGATAAACTTCGCAATACTCAGCACCCAAATAAGTTACTGGGTTGTACATCATTCCGAATGCTACTTGTAAGAACGATGATTGATAATTAGAATTAGTTGGTTGTATCATCCATTCAATGACATCACGCATAACTTCAGAGAAATCCTTATCAACCTCGTCATTCTCATTTTGTGCCTCAAATAAAGGCAATAGATAATTAGCAGTAATCTGTGCGTGCATTGCAATACCCTTGTTGCGTGCTGTGGACCTTGTACCTCTCCATTTCCATGCTTCGTTGGGGTCTTCGACAGTTGTGTCAACATAAGCATTCATCATCTCTAATCCTCTATTTGTGTCTTTTATTACGGTACGGTCATTTAGCTCTTTGTAGCTTCTTTGCAAGATGTCGACACCTTGTTGATATGTTTTTTTAATTCGTGTAGTAATATCAATAACTGCTTGAAGTGGTTGATAAGCAGATATTGGTGTTGATTTATCTTTTACCTGAATCATTTTATTAAAATTTATTTGACCATCCACCTGAATTTTTAGCAGGGGGTCTATAAATATGTATTGATTTTTTAGGTTTTGCTTCTTCAAATGTTAGCATAAGCGCGTCAGCTCTATCCGGGCTTCTTAGCCCGTCTCTTCTCATTTCGTCTTTGCTTTTAATCTGTAATTTGCCCCTTAAATTTCTTCTATACTTAATCGTTAATAATTGTTTCCATTTCTCTTCTGTGCCAACTAACTCGCCTCCATTGGTTATCCATTTCTTTAGCCTCCAATACTTCTCAGCTCTTAGATTTAAAAATGTTTCTTTGTCTAAGGCTTGCTCTCCTACATTGACTCCGTTTACTTTTTCACCTGCTAAAGCTATTTCAACAGCTACATTTGCACCAACACCAAAATTATCTACAAATACATCCTTTCCCTCAATATTATAAAACTCCATCAATGTTATTGTCTTCCTCGCTATTGTTTTGCTATCACTTACCTTTTCTTTTGCAACTATTTGTGCTTTGAAGTTGTCTCTAACTACCCATATAGTTTCATCTTTTCCTTGACCTGCTGGGTCAATGCCCATCTTTGGGCTAGCAAAAATATCCTCCCCACCAAAATTCAAATCTTTTTCTAATAATAACGGAACATAACCCTTGTCATCAATCGCGTCTTCTCTCGGAAATATTCCTTTAACTCGTATTTTGTATTCGTCGCTGTCTTTTCCGTGCTTTTCGATTATTCTTTCAACAAATTCATCATCTACTATTGGGCTTTCTTCACTGTTAAATTGAAATGTGTCCCAGTTATGTTTATCTTTGTGATGACTATCGTAAAAATATCCCTCTAATCTTGTTGGATTGCTTATCATTATCACAATCACATTCTCGCCTGTCAATGCACCCTCTGCGACATTAAATATTTCCGTTGGCACTCCGCTTGCCTCATCAATTGCAAACAGGACATATTCTCCGTGAACACCTGCTAAAGCCTCCGGTGCTTCTTTCCTGGCAGTCTTAGCGCGCGCGAACCATGTATTTGGACTTTCTGTTATTCTTAGATATCCTCTTGTCCAACTAAATACTCCTTGTATTTCTTTTGGCATTCTACTAATCCACAAACTGATTTCTTTCCATAATACATCGTGCATTTGTTCTGTAGTTGGGGCTGTGCAAGGAACTTGCGCATTTTTATGTGTAAATAAATACCATATAACTATCCAACTAAGTACTGCGCTCTTACCTACCCCATGACCAGATGACACTGTTATTCTTTTCTTTCCGCCTCTGATTGCACGCTCTACACTTTCCAGTATCTCTGTTTGTTGCCAAGTTATGTGCTTACCCTTCATGAACTCATCTTCTTCTGTTGTGGGTGTTAGTTTCCACATTGTCTTTATAAAGAATAAAGGACTCTTAACCATTTTCTGCATTATCTCTTTTTGTTTTTCTAAGTTTGTCATACATATGACTAATCGTTTAGTAGTTTTGTAAGGTTTATTTCTCCCTCAAACCGTTTCTTCTCTGGAGCATAACTTCCTCTTAGTTTATAAGCAGTATCCAAATATTTATGTCTTACCCCAAAATCTGCTTCTTTGCCGACATTCTCTACTTTGCCAGTTTTATTATTGTTTTTATAAACTTTCTTACTAGCTTTCAAACCCTCACTGTGTATTTTTGCTAAATCATCCTCTGGTAAGTATTTATCTAAAAGTTCTTGCCAACCTTTACTATTTGTTAATTTAGTTGGTGCTTTAGCAGTGTGTGCTGAATAACCTGCTCTTACCATAGCGTCACCTTTATTTCTTCCATTTTCTACTATCTCCTTAAACGCTTTCTTTTGTTTTTCAGTTGACATATAATCTTCTTTTTACTCTTCCGCCATAACTAACCATATGTTTATGACATTTATTACACAGAGTTTGTCCGTTTTTTAATAAATAGCTCAAGTTTTTTTAATTTCCTCCATATTACATTTTTTTAAATAATTCTAATAGTCTTATACTAATTAAAATATTGAGTAATGTTATACCTACCATTATGAATAATAAACTTATAGTAGTTTTTATAAAAACCATATTAACCATCCCTGTTTGTAATTTCGTATTCATATTCATTCATTCCGCCAAGAGAGTCTATGTACATTTCTCTTTCTCCTTCTTTGAGCTGACCTTTATTTATCTTGTCGGACAACATAAATTCTTGAAACATTTTAGCTATTGCAAAATTGCCTGATTCTGGAATTGGGTCTTCTTCTTCTGCTACTAATATGTCGCAGGTGATAAGATTGGCGACTACTTGTGTCGAGTGTTCTACAGCGTAATAGATTGCCTCTGCTGGGTCGATTATATCTTCCCCTATGTCAATACCACCATCAACAGATGATTGTATTTGATTGTATGGAGCTAACAGAGTTTCTTTTAGTATATTTCCGTCTTCTAATTTTTCAGCTATTTCTTTCAGGCAGAGTCCTCCACCCTTAACGTAACCACCTCGTAAGGCTGCCTTACAAGCATAAACTGCGTCTTCAATTTTAAGTTTTTCATAAAGTGATTGAGCGTCTGTACTTGCTCCTACCCTGATTATACCGACTGCAGAAGCCATTGAAGCGATACGTCTTTCAAAAAATCTTTTGAATTGGATTAGTTTTGTTTCTTCTAATTGTCCTTTAAGTATTTCGATGTGTTCTTCTACTTTTGTTTTTTTTAATTTAATATTTTCTTTGTCTATTTCAATCTTTTTTGTTCCTTGCCCGCCGATGATGACAGCGTCTTCTTTGGCAGAGGTATCTTTTACTGTTATTTTTTCAATATTTCCTAAATCATCAACAGTTATATTTCTCATTTTCTTGCCTTTGTTTTTATCGATAAATTCTGCCTCACAATAAATTGCTAAATCAATAAATTGTTCTGTTCGTAGACTAGGAGCTTGAACAGGGAAAATGAAAAAGCCTTTTTCCGCCGCCTTTACAAAATTGACAAGAACATTCTCACTGAATGCAGGTGCTACAACTACTAACTTGGAAGTATTTTTGTTTATTTCGTTGAACGAACCAGCAAAATCTCCAACATTGTCCATCGAATGATTAGTGATAATAATCGGACAATCCACCACGCCCATCTCAAATCTTGCAGGATTATTGACAAAAGCCTTAGCAGGGACTTTGGCAGGAAAACGCATTCCCTTAATTACTTCCGTCTCAATTCCGCCCTTGTAACCCTCAACAACATCAATATAACCATCAACTCCGACATCCCAAACCATTTTAGCGACAATTTTACCAATTTTCTCATCCTCCACGGAAACTATTGATACTTTTTCTAATTCTTCTAGTGTTTTTATTTTTTTAGCTGATTTTTTTATTTCTGTTTTTACATTTTTAGCTTCTTCTAAAATTCTTTTCTTTAGTTCCATTGTTCCAAGTCCACCGCTACCGAGCAAACTTTGGGTGTCATCTATTTTTTTGTAAATTTCGTTGAACAATTTGCCCCCTAATATGACAGTCGCAGTTGTTGCGTCGCCCACTTTCTCATTTGTTTTTTTGCAAGCTTCTTTAAAAGTTTGAGCGGCCTGTCTTACAAATTTATCTCTTGGTTCGATACATTCTGCTACTGTTACACCATCATTGACAATTCGGTTGCCCCTGTTCATAGTTCGAAACAATAAAGCATTTTTGCCAGCGCAACCGAATGTTCTTCGTACTGGCTCGTATATTGCATTAACGCCTCTTCTTATTGCTTGAATTGCTTGAGCACCTAGAAGTGTTTGAGTCGTACGCATATT